TTATTTCTCCTCATTGTCGTCGGTGCCGGTGCGCGCGGCCGCGGCCGCACCGTCACGTTCCTCGGTGTTGTCGGTATTGCCGGCGTTCTCGGCGTTCGCGGCCGAGGAGGCCGTATCGGACGCGTCAGGCTGCTGGCGCTTGATCCTGTCCTGCATGGTATCAAATGCCTGGCGAACCTTCGGCGTCACGCTCTCGGACGCCTGGCGCACGGTCTCGGTCGTGCGGTCGAGCAGCTGCACGGTCCGGGGCACCGGGCGCGCCGCCTTCTTGGGCGTGTAGATCACGTTGTCGATGACGTCGGCGTAGCGCTCGAGCACCTTCGGGCGCACGACTTTCATGCTGGCGGTCAGCGTGCCCTTGTCCTGGCTGAACTCCTCGTCGAGGATGACGAACTTGCGCACCGATTCGGCGCGCGACACGCTGCTGTTGGCCTGGTCGACGTACTGCTGCACGAAGGCGCGCACCGCGTCGGACTGGGCCACCTCGGCCATCGGCATATCCGGGTCGAGCCCCTGCGCCGACAGCCACGAGCGGACCATCTCCGGGTCGAGCTCGATCAGCGCCGAGATGAACGGCTTGCCGTCGCCGACGACCACCGCGTGCGACACGATCGGGCAGGTGCCAATCGTGTCCTCCATCGGGGCCGGGCTGATGTTCTTGCCGCCGGCGGTGATGATGATGTCCTTCTTGCGCCCGGTGATGTAGATGAACCCGTCGTCGTCGATCCGGGCCAGGTCGCCGGTGTGCAGCCATCCGTCGGGCTCGAGCACCTCGGCAGTCAGTTCGGGCTGCTTGTAGTAGCCGAGGAACACGCTGGCCCCGCGGATCAGCAGCTCGTCGTCGTCGGCCAGCTTCACTTCGGCGCAGCCGGGGTGACCGACCGAACCGACGCGGTTGGAGTCCTGGAAATTGACCATGCACGGCGCCGCGGTTTCGGTCATGCCGTACCCCTGGATGAAGGTGATGCCGTCGAATCCGTTGAAGAAGTGGGCCAGATCGACGTTGAGCGGAGCGCCGCCGCACGCGAGGTACTTGAGGTTCGGCCCGAGCGCGGAGCGGATGGACGATCCGACCGTCTTCATGTAGAAGGCGTGCTCGAGGCGCGCGACCAGCGTATGGCCCTTGCCGTCCTGCTCGTCCTTCGACCACTGCACGAAATGGTCGACGGCCTTGGCGAAGACGCGGCCCTGGATGCCGGCGCCGGCCTTCTGCGAGGCGGCGTTGTACACCTTTTCGAACACGCGGGGCACGCCGAGCAGGTAGGTCGGCTTGAAGCCGCGCAGGTCGGCGAGCAGGTGCTTGGCGCTGGGGATGTAGCCGACCACGCCGTGCGAGCCGATCGCCACGTACTGGATGTAGCGCGCGAAGCAGTGGGCCAGCGGCAGGAACAGCAGCAAGCGGCTCGGCTGGTAGAGCATGTCGTTGAGGACCTCGTAGCCGTTGAGCACGGTATGGGTGAAGTTGCGGTGCGAGAGCATCGCGCCCTTGGGCTTGCCGGTGGAGCCGGACGTGTAGACGATCGTGGCCATGTCGTCGGCCTTCACGCGCGCGATGGTGCGGTCGAGCTCCTCGTCGGAGACGGCCTCGCCGAAGTCGGCCACCGCGTCCAGTCCCGAGGCCTTGAAGTTGAACACGTACTTGAGCCCGTCGCGCCCGTCGCGGATCCGGTCGAGGGTCTGGGCGTGCGAGGAGTCCCCCGCGAACGCGATCACCGGGTCGACGTCGTCGACGATGCTGGCCGCCTGCTTGGCTGAGTCGGTCTCGTAGATCGGCACGCTGACCGCGCCGATGGCGGCGCAGGCGAAGTCCACGACGCCCCATTCGTAACAGGTCGCGGCGTAGATCACCACCATGCTGCCGGCCTTGACGCCCAGGCCGATCAGCCCCTTCGCTATCTCGCGCACGCGCTCCTGCATCTGGCCGGCCGTCACGTCGTGCCACTGGCGCGTCTCGTCGTCCTGCCACTGCGCGATCAGATCGTCCGGATCCCGGCTGACGCGGTCGACGAGCAGCGAGTAAATGGTGTCTTTCTCGGTGGTGGGGCGGATCGTGGCCACACTATATTCACGCAACATAGCTTCATACTATAGCGCGATACGCCGCAACGCTTGCCGCGTAACGCTTTTCGGCATGTCAGCAGTGAGATTCCACTCAAAGTGCACTCTATGTTTTTGGGTGCATTCCATTGTATTCCATGCTCTGATTATGGTCCACTCTATCCCATGAACAATGCGATCCAGTCGAGAGGTCAGTGAACGACGAAAAGGCCCTGTGCCATCCGCATTGAAGCGGCTGGCACAGGGCCTTCGATATGCAAGGAAAGAGTCTATGCGGTCAAATGCGCTTTGATCGCGCTGGCGCCGATGATGGCGCCGCATAGTACGCCGAGTGCGGCGAGCGTGGTCGCGATCGCGTCCATGTAGGGCAGGCCCCATGCGGGGCCTATCGTGCGGGCGAATACCGCGAGGGCGGGGAACACGAGTATGGCGAGCCATTTGAGCACGTCGTAGAGCCGGTTGGGGATGAGCCATGCGGGCGGCGTGAGGTCCACGTCGACTGCCGGGCTCCCCGTGGGGGCGTCGACGTTTGGCGTGGGGGTGTCGGGATTGGTTTCAGCCATTGTTTTTTCTCGATTCTGTCGGGCGGACCCAAGGGGCCTCGGAAGCGCAGGACTTCGAGGCCCCTTGGTTCGGGGTGGGCTAGTAGCGGAGCGTCTCGCCCGGGTAGATGAGGTTCGGGTTGCCGGACCTGTACCCGGTGAGCTGCGTGTAGCTGATGCCGAGGCGTGCGGCGATGCCAGTGAGCGTGTCGCCGCTGCGGACGGTCACGGTGCGGGACGGCGTCGCATTGTTGCCGCTGGCGGGGCCACTGCCGTTGTAGGTGACGACCTGACCTGGATAGATCCTGTTGAGATCACCCGAGGGCACGCGCCATGCGGACAGGGGCCATAGGCCGGTGCGCGTGGCGATGGCGCTCATGGTGTCGCCCGGTTGGACGGTCACGCTGGTCGTCGCGCCATTGGTGTTGCCGGTGGGCGTGGTGTTGGCGAGGAGCTGGTCGACGCGGTCCTGGACCTCCTGGTAACGGTTGCCGAGCAGGAGGCGGCGGGTGGGCAGGTTGCCGTAGTCGCCGCGGATGACCGCGCGGGCGAGCGTGTCCGTGTCCCCGGTGGGCGCGCCCTGCTGCGGGGTCGCGGCCGGTTTCGCGGGCAGCGGGTTCGCGCTGGTGCCTGGCGTGGAGTCGCCTCCCGCGTATTTGGCCCAGGTGCCGGCGTCGCCGTAGAACCAGTTGACGTCGATCGCGTTGCCGATGCCCGCCACGCTGCCGGTGGACGAGTACTGCCATGCGGCCGCGAACTGCCACGGGGCCACGCTGTAGGGCACGTTGCCGGGGTCGCGCAGGCGTTCGCCCGCGTATCCTCGCGGATAACCCGCGACCCACAGGCCGTAGTCGGCGCCGGCCACGTTGCTCCAATTAGCCGACTGGATCACGCTGGCGGACATGTAGATGAGGGGCTTGACTCCCCACGCGCTCTCGACGCGCTGCAACCAGCGCAACGCCCACCACGTCCACGCGTTGTACGCTCCGCCGGGCTCCCAGTCCAGGACCGGGATCACACCGTCGTGCATGTATCCGCGGGTCTGGCTGTTGAACCAGTCGGCCTCGGCCTCCGGCGAATTGCCCAGGTCGGGGCGGGCGAAATGGTACACGCCGCGTCGCACGCCGGCGGTCTTGAGGCCCCGCATGCTGCAGTCGGCCTGCGGGTCCGTGTAGCCCGCGCCCTCGGTCGCCTTGATGAACGCGAAGCTCGCTCCGGCCCGTCTGGCCTGGCCGGCGCGCGTGTCGGTGATGCAGCCCTGCCAGTTGGACGCGTCCACGCCGCTGTCCGCCAGCGCCGACGAGGGCATGAGCCCGATCAGGACCGCGGCCACGAACGCGATCACGAGCGCGAGCAGGCGCAGCGGGAGCGGCTTGTTTTTGTTGTGGATCATCTGTCTCCTCTCAAAAAGGGGTTGGATATGACTTGGCCCCGCGGGGTTCGCGGGGGCCAAAAACTATCGGCGCGGGTCCGCGCCGTGAGTGAACAGGACGACGATCAGGAGGCCGATCAGCCATGCGACTGGTATCAGTAGTGGAATCATTTGTCGGCCTTGCGGATGGGGGCTCGTTGGATGTCGTCGTTGAGGGCGGTCCCGTGCCCATTGCCTCCCATGGCGTGGTAGATGTCGTAGAGGCGTTGGGACCGGCCCTTGAGGTCCTCGTCGGCGATCCAGTGATTGTCGTACACCATTTCGCGGCGCAGATCCTCGAGCCGGCACAACAGGAGTTCGCGCATCCCGTTGATCATGGCCGTGCCCCACCGCCATGCCAGGGCGAGCACCGTGACCGCGCCCCCGCACATGGCGGGGATGAGCCAGTCGAGGACCTGCTGGATGAATGGGGGCATGATACGGTCTCCTGACGTGGCTAGTGGCCTGTGGGGTAGGCGACAGGGTGATGCCCTCCGGAATTAAGTAGGCGGGGTCAGTCCGTCGTGTCCGCCGTGGGTGTTTCGCCTGCCGATGTTTCGTCTGTCGGTGTTTCGGGTTGCCAGATGGCGTGGAGTGTGGTGGTGCCGGGTGGTGGGTTGTGTCGCCACCCGGGTTGGAGCATGCGTCCGGTGCCGTCTGGTTTGGTGTTCCATCCCGCGAGGGTGAATCCCTCGCGGGTGGCGTGCCACAGGCGCGTGTAGTTGAGCCAGTCGGCCTCGTTGGGATCCTCGCTGAGGGTCGCGGAGGCGGCGTGCGGCTCGTAGAGGGTCCGGTAGATGGCTCCCTCGTTGGCCCGTTGGTAGACGCGCACGTAGTCGACCTGCATGTCGCCGGCCTTGCCCGCGCCGCCACCGGCCCCGTACCCGTTGAGGATGAGATAGTGGGGGTCGCGGTTGCCCAACAGGGTCGTGTGTTTGCCTGCCCGGTCGTAGTTGCGGGTCAGGTCGTAGGATTTGAGCGCCACGCCGTCCACGGATACGCGCAGCAGGGTCGGGGTCCACAGGAACCCGTAGACCGCCCACTTGCTTTCGCCTGCGGTCAATGCCTGCTGTGGCGTGTACGAGCCCTCCCAGGCGGCGTTGGTCTTGCCGTCGGATGGTTCGTACCATTTCTGCACGTTCGGGTTCCACGTGCCGAGATAGTCATTGTCGAGCCATGTGACGGCCTCGAGGAAGTCGAGCTCCGAGAAGTACCTCCATTCCCTCCGGTCGGTGGTCTTCGCGATGGAGCGTCCCCATAGTGCGGGCCATTTGCCGTTCGTGAAGCTGATGTTCGCGCGCATTTCCAGGTACCCGTATTTGAACGCGAACCGTCCTCCCGTGGTCTGCAGGGCGCGCGGCCCGCTGACCGTCCCGTCCGCCTCCGCGACGCTCGTCAGATGCAGCACGGAATCCTCGACGCGGATGTGTTTGGAGTCCGTGGCCGGGTCGACCATCTGCCGTTTCTCGTAGGGGATGGCGCCCTGTCCCCAGCCTGGTACGCCCACTTTTGCTGGTCGATGCCGTCACCGTCGAATTCGTCGCCCCACACGTACTGGTAGCCGGCCGGAACGTGCGGGCTTGGTGTCGGCGCGCTCATGTGCGGGCCACCTTGTCCCCCAGACGGACCATCGAGAGGGAGAAGTAGTTGAGCACGCCCACGCCTATGGTCTTCGATCCCGAGTTGCGCACGATCAGGCCCAATCCCTCCAGTTCGGCCAGGGCGTAGACGCGGGACGCGGACAGCACGTACGTCTCGCCGTCCGTGGGAGACGATGCGAGCCGGAACGTGTCACGCACGCCGCCCGCCGCGTTCACAAGCTGGATATGGGCGCTGTTCGCGCCCCACTGGCTCGCGAACGCGTTCAACTCGCCCCGGATGCTCACTTCGTAGAGGCCGGACAGGCTGTTCAATATGACCGCGCCGCCCGCCGGCACGCTGTAGTCCGCGCTCGTCGCGTCCATGCCGGTGAACGGCAGGGCGAGCGTCTTGCCGGACGCGAGGTTGACGCGCTGGTTGTCCTGCGCGGTGCGCGCCACGCACGCCGACACCGGCGCGAATGCGCCCGCCCTCATGTATCGGTTGTCGGACTGGTCCTGCGAGTAGAACAACCGGTACAGGGTCAGCATCGTCTGGCTCGACGCGTCGGCGATGATATTCGACACGGCCGCATCCTGGAACGCCTTGGTACCGCCGTGCAGCTCGCGCATCTGTTCGAGCGCGCTCCTCGCCTCCGGGGTGATATCCCCGGTCGCGCCCGGCCAGATCAGCTCCGGCACCTCCACGATCTGATCCACCATGATCAACCCCTCCTTAACAATCAATAACAATCAATCGGTCAATGCGAAATAACCCCAGCACATCGTGCCCACGCTCCCGTCGACCGCGTCGGTCACGCGGAACAAATACTGGCCCGAAGCGCGCGACAGCCATTCCGCACTCGTGAACAGGCTTGCGGGCAGCAGGCAGGTCACATACCCGTCCACCGTCAACTGGTCGCATCGGCGCGACAGCCACAATTCGCTGCCGTCCGGGGAACGCAATTCCAGCACGCACGAATACCGGGGGCCGCCCGGCGTGTCCGCGTCGCCCGTATACTCGGCCGCGTCCACCACGCTCCTCGCGCCGGTCGCCAGATTCCTCCGCGACCAATGGAAACCAAACCGGAATGAATCACCCCGGATGAACCGCACATCCCTGTGCTTCACACACCGTCCGACAATCGGCATCACGCACCTCCCTCACGGGTCGTCGAGACGACGGGGAACGCGGCCTGCACCGTCAGATCCGCCGTGTTCGACTCCTGTTTCGGCCAGTCCGCGGGGGTCGCGGCCCGATACTGCAATACGACGGAGATCACGTCTCCCGGCTTGAGATTGTTCAAATTGATCACCCCGGATACGAGGCCGTCCCACTGGTCGGATTCCGCGCTCTCACGCGACATCACCCCCGACGCCACCTGCCGGCCGTCCACCAGCAGGCGCAACACGCACCCCGTCTCCACGCTCGTGCTTTTGGCGGTCATGGTCGCGGTGCCGGTGGCCTGCACCGCGCTCACCGAACGGCCAGCCGGCACGCTGACCCGCACCGCGCACAGATCACCCCACTCCGAGGATGGCGGGCCGAACCCCTCCACCGCGGACTCATCCGCGACCACGCTGAGCGCCGAACCGACCAACGCCTGCAGATCAGCCTGCTGCTGGGTAAGCTTCTCGACCGACTGGAACGGGCGGGTGCCTTCGGAGGTGAGCGCGTTGTTGAGGCGTCGGGCCGTGCGCTGGTTGATGCGGCGGATGACCTGCGCGTTATCGATCGTGCCGGGATGGTATTTGCGTGGCATGCCTATTCCTCCGTTGGTCTGGTCTGGATGGTTTGCCATTCGCTGTTCGCGTTCCATTTGACGTCGGTGGTTTTGAGTTCGATGGTCGGGTCGAGCAGCAGGTCGCGTTCCTGTACGGATGGTTTTTCGTGGGTGACGCGCAGGATGATGTGGTCGCCGACGTGCACGTCGTGTTCGAGGCCGGCCTGCAGTCCGTGGGTGGACTGGTCCGCGTCGCCTGTCGCGATGGCGGCTCTGGCGTGGCTTTGCAGTGTCGGCAGTTGGCTGATCGTCGAATGGGAGGAGTCCGCGGTTTGCAGGAGTGGCCAGCCGTTGTCGAGCAGGGTCGTGCCGTCGGCTTTGGCGACGAGGGTTTTGTCGTCGGTTTTGCCTCCGATCATGTAGTGCTGGCAGGTCAGGCTGCTCCCGTCGCAGTCCGTGCCGGCGAGCATGATCCGCTGTCCTGGCGCGAGCCGGTTCCACCGCCATGTCCGGTCGACGAGTTCCGGGGTGCCGACGCGCAGTCGGAAACGGATGTGGTTGTTGTAGTCGACTCGGGGGTCGAGGCGGATTTCCGGCCCGTCGTCCAGGTCTGCGATATCGCTGATCTCGTCCCACACGCTAGGGAATTCCCAGCCGTTCCACGTGCGTTCGTGCGTGGCGTCGCCGTCGATGTCGGGCAGGTCGTACGGCAGCGCCCCCCATTTCATGGTTTCCGTAAGGAGGCTGCGGATCAGATCGCTGTAGGAGCCTTTCGCGTTCAGGACCCACTCCCCCGGTGGATGGTCCTCGTCGATGAGCACGTACCCGTCCTTCCACGAGTCGCGCAGCTTGACGTTGAGGACCTTGCGTTTGTTGAGGATCGTGCCCCCGCCGCCGATCGTCAGGGTCAGCTCGTCTCTTGTGTCGTTGAGACTGTGGGATGTCAGGTAGCCGGCGTGCAGGATGCGAGCGCCCATGTGCGCCGCGTAGATCGTGCCCCAGTCGTGCAGGTACGGGTCCAGGTCGGGGATGAGGCGCAACTGCTTGCAGTCGGGGATGGTGGCGTTCATCGATCCTTCGTCGCTGATGGAGTCCTGGCCGGATAGTGTCGTGTAGGGCAGGCGGCCGAGGTAGGTTCCGGTTAGGCCGTTGTATGCCTTGAGGATGATGGGGTCCATGCGTGTCATCTCCATGCGTTGCGGATGATCAGGGATGTGTTCGCGTTGCCGGTGGTGGTACTGCGGATCAGGTGCGTTCCTGGCGGGATACGGAATGCGTCGTCCATGGTTATGGTTCCCGTGTCGGGGATCATGGCGGCGAGGTCGAGTTTGGCGTCCACGGGGCCGATATCGGGGAGTGTCCATGTGATCCGGTGTCCGTCATAGGTCAGGGAGACTGTTTTTGGCGTGCCGGTGACGTGCAGGATCGGGTAGACGGGTTGGGTGCCGTGGTTGCGGACCGTGATCGTGTCCACGCTGGCCGGGTATTCGATCGGGGGCCCGTATTTCAATGGGTCCGGACAGTAGATCACGAGCGTGAAGTTCAGGTTTTCCTCGTGTCGCCAGCGGGTGCCGTTGGGGTCGTCCGTGATCCATCCGCTGGTTTGGCGGGTGCCGGCCGAATCCGTGACGCGTATGGTCAGGATCCGGCCGATCAGGTCGGCGATGCGGTCGCATGCGTTGGATTGTGCGATGCTGGACTCGCATACGGTCCAGCACGCGAGTTCCAGGGTGCGTCCCTCGGTGGTCAGTTGGCCGGCTGCCGGCATGTAGGAGCCGTCCGCCGTGGGGCGTCGCTGTGGCTTGTAATCGGTGGCCGGCGGGCTGTCCCAGCCTTTGATCGATTTGAGCCACCACCCGTGGTAGCGGGTGTCGAGCATGGGCGACTGGATGCCGATGACATCCGTGTCGGTTTCGATCGTCACCCGTACCATGGATCCTCCTTAGCTGAACGGCGCCATGTCATGGCGGTTGCGCGCCGTGATCTTCGCTTCCACGTCATCCCAGGTCAGGCCCTGGATGATGTAGGTGGGCTTGTATTCGACGTTGCGCGAGTCCTGCCGGTACGTTTTCGCCTGTTCGGGGTTGAGGACCAGTTCCGGCGCTCCGGTCCGGTTCTCGACCAGTGTCCTGCCTTGCGGCAGCCATCCGCCCTTGTCGTAGAGGGCCGTCCGGGTGGGGACGATGCCGCCGGTCGAGTAGCCTCCGGGCCGGTTCATGCCGGCGATGGATCCGTAGCGATGGATCGAATAGTTGATGCCCGCGTAGATGTTGGCCATCGGGTCGAGGATGCCCTTGCTTGTAAAGGGTCCCGCGTACGCGTTGAACGTGGGCGGGATGGTCTGCATGAGGCCCTGCGAGGGGATGCCGGCCGCGGCGTTGGAATCCCAGTTGTTGACGGCGTTGGGGTTGCCGCCGGACTCCTGGTTCATGCGTCGCAGCACGGTGTCGGCCCATGTGGCGGGCTGTCCGAGCATGTTCAAGGCTTTGAGGACGAGCGGTCGCCATTGTTCGACGCCGGCGCCGCCCTGCCAGCTGACCGGCCCGCCCTGGGCGGTGTCGGCCGGCGTGAACAGTTTCCCGACCATGCTTTTGGCCTTGTCGATCAGACCGGACGCGACCTTGACGGGCAGTTGTGCGACCAGTTGCCCCCAGCTGCCGGATCCGATGCTCGCGACCATGCTGCGTACGGGGTCGAGGATCCGGGACGTGATGAACGCTCCGGGGTCGGCGACGAACGAGCCGATCGCGTCGGCGATGCCGCTAATGGCCTGCTTGGCCTTGCCGACGATGCCGCCGTCCTTGTAGGCCTGCATGCCCATGTCGCGGCGTACCGCCCCGGCGCCCTGACTGCGTGCCATGCGGTTCCACCGGTGGATGTTGCCCGCGCCCACGGCCCTGACCCATTCGGGGACCATCCACGCCTCGCCGGGCGAGGTGAGCGCGAGGATGCTGTCATGGCCGGGCGCGTAGCCGGGGTTGATGCCGCCGGCCGCGAACTGTGCGTCCGGTAGCTTGAGGTCGAGGCCGACCGCGTTGGCGATGCCGTTCCACACCTTTTGGATGCCGTTCGTATAGACGACGTCCACGATCCAGCGCACGGGTTTCGCGGCCGCGTCCTTCAGGGAGTCCCATGCCTTGACCGCCATGTCCTTCATGCCTTGCATGGCTTTGCCGAGATTGTCTATGCCCCTTTTGAAGGGGTCTATGACGTTCGTGCTCAGCCAGTTCCATACTGCGCTTATTGCGGATTGGATGCCGTTCCATACAGGGACCACTATGTTCGCGTACAACCAATTGAATACGGTGCCGAGCAGATTCAACGCCGTTTTGAACGGGGTGATCACGTTCAGATTGATCCAGTTCCACGCGGTGTTGAACGAACTTTGGATCGCCGTCCACACCGGTTGGAAAACGTTCGTGTACAGCCAGTTGAATACGGTGCCAAGCAGGTTCAACGCGAGCTGGAATGGAGTGAAGAACACGGTTCCCAGTATCGTCATCGCCAGTTGGAACGCTGTTTTGATGAATCCGAGTGTCGGGCTGATGATGCTTGTCCACAGCCAGGACAATGCCGTGCCGAGTGCTTGCAGGCCGGATACCACCCACTGGAAGCCGGACTGCAACGCCGGCCATACGATATTCCACGCGCCAGCAAGGAACCCGGTGAACGACGACCACGCTCGGCGCCCGGTTTCGGTGTACGTGAAAAACCATGTCAGCGCGGTTACGGCAAGAGCCACGCCGGTGATGATCAGTCCCAGCGGATTTGCCGATACCGCCGCGGTGAGGAATTTGACCGCTCCTCCCGCTGCGGTTATCGCGGCGGACAGGCCTTGGAACCAACCCGTGACTGAGACGATGATGCTTCCTGCGGCCCATGTCGCGAATCCCGCGCCGATCCCAGCGATCACCGGTATGAGTGCCGGACCATTGGATTGCAGCCACGCGAAACCATTGGTGACGACGTCGCCGATGCCGCTCATGACACCGGTGATCTGCGGTTTGACGGTGTTGAGCAGTTGGGTCCCCACGCCGGTGATGCTGGCTTGCAGGTTGCCCCATGCGCCCTCGATGGTACTGGTGCTGGTGGCTGCCTGCTTGGCTACGTCCTGCGTGCCGAGCTGCATGATGGCTTTGTTGAACTCATCGGCTGTGATCTGCCCGTCGGCCATGGCGTCGCGAAAGTTTCCGGTGACCGCGCCGTTGGCTTTCATGGCTTCCTGGAGTTTTCCGGACGCGCCTGGGATGGCGTCGGCGAGCTGGTTCCAGTTCTCCGTGGTCAGTTTTCCCGCGCCGGCCGTCTGGGTGAGCATCATCGCCACGGACTTGTAGGTTTCGGCGTTGCCTCCCGCGACCGCGTTCAGATTGCCCGCCGCCTCGGCCAGTTTCTCGTAGTTGGGAACGCCGTTTGCGGCCAGCTGGGCTGTAGTGTTCTGAATATCGGCAAGGTCATAGACTGTCTGGTCCGCGTATTTCTGCGTCTGCTTGGTGAGCTTGTCGATGTCCTTGCCGCCGATTCCGGCGAAGCCCAGGGTTTGCTTGAATTTGTCGGTTGCGTCGGAGGCTTCCGTGATCTGGCTTCCGATGCCGCTGAAAGCGTCGATGACACGTCCGGATATCTGGGAGGCGACGCCGCCGATCATGCCTATGGCGCCGGCTGAGAGCTTGGATTTGCCGGCTAGTTCGCCGCCTGCGTCCGCGGTCGCCCCGTAGGCGTTGCGCAGTCGCTCCAATATGCCGACGCGTTTGGTTTCCGTGGACGCGGCTTTTTCCTGCGCGTCCTTGAGCTGTGTGGTGGTTTCCTTGGCGGCGTTCTGCGCTTCGCGCAGCGTGTTTTCCGCGTCGGAGAGGCGGCTGGTCGCGGTGCGGGCCTTGGATCGGGCGGATTCGAGTTGGGCCGACGCCTTGATGGCCTGCGAGCTGTTGCGCCCGTTCTTCAGGACGGTTTCGTCGAGTTTGCGTTCGGCGGCCTGCAGGTTCATCGCGGCTACGCGCTGCTGGTCTCGGGCCTGTCCGATTTCCTTGGTGGCTTGTTTGACGGCGTTCTTGGCTTTTTTCTCGGCTGCTTCGAGGTTGGCGACGATGCCGTCCGTGCCGTTTTTCGATGCGGCGGCGTTCATGCTTTTCGCCATCGCGTCGCCGAGCCGGGTACCGGCGTTGGCGACCTGGGATTGCGCGCCCGATACGAGTTTGCCGCCGAAACCGTTCAGGTTCGGCAGCACGTCGATGAATGCGGCTGTTCCGGCCATCGGGCACGCTCTCTTTCTGGGGTTATTTGCCGACGCTCATCGAGCCGATCAGCGCGTCGAGTTCGTCGCGCGCCGCCCGGCTTTCCGCATCGTCGTCGATGGGCGGCTGCGGGGCGTCCGGGTAGGGGATGCGCGGGCGTATCGCCTCCTCGCCGACCGGTGTTTTCCGGTAGGGGTTGGAGTTGGCGACCATGAGGGTCAGGTCGCGTATCGCGTCGCCGATGTCGTGCAGGAGGTATTCGCGGTCGGTCCACGGGTTGTGGGTGCATGCCGTCTGCCAGACGTTGCCGGCCGGCAAGCCCTGGATGAGGACGCGCAGCATGCGCAGGGTGATTTCGCCGCGCCAGAACTCGGCGATCGGGTCACGGGGAGCGTAGGCCGCGCACAATGCGGCCTCCAATAGTTCCGGGTGCCCGTCGCCGTCGAGGAGTTCTAGCGCCGTGTAGGGGTTCCGTCGGGCAGCGTGTCTGTGAGTTCGTTCTGCAGGCTCGCGAGCATGAGCATCACGTCGCCGGCCTGTCCGCCGGCCTGTTCGAAGTCGTCCCACTGGTCGCCGAGCAGGGCTTGGGCCATGTCGAGGTCGTTCTGCGCGTCGCGCGCCTTCTCGAGGGCGCGTTTGGTCTTGTTGGATTGGAACAGGGGGTGCTCGATGTGGAACACCTTGGCGTCCGGCTTGTCGTCGATGGTGAAATCGATCGTCTCGGAGACGTTCGGATGGGTTTCCTTGAACTTCTGGCGTACCGCGTGGAGGCTGAGCTTCTTCATGATGGTTTCCTTTCGGATTCTTCCTTTCGGATGGGAGGGCCCGCGCGGCGAAAGGAAGGGAAGACCGCGCGGGCCGGAACGTCACGCGCCGGCCGGCGCGCTGACGGTGATCGACAGGTCGGGGCTGGTGATCCCGTTGATGGTGGCGTTGATTCGCGCCGTGCCGGCCGCGACCCCGGTCACGACGCCTTTGGCGTCGACGGTGGCGACGCCCTTGTCCTTGGAGGTCCATGCGTCGGCCTCGGCCATGCTCGTGTGCTCGTCGCTCCACGTGGCTTGGGCTCCCAGGCCGATGGTCTTGCCGACCTGCACGTTCGTCGGCGCGGCTCCGCCGTTAGGGGCGGTTACCGTCACCGACGTCACGCTTTTTTGCCTTGGTGGCCTCGTAGTAGGATTTGCCGGTCGCCGGGTCGCGGAAGCAGGTGAAGGTGCGGTCCTCGCCTTCGGCGTCGGTGCGGTTCGACGTGCGGTCGCCGTAGTCGGTGACCTTGGACCGGTAGGCGATCTCGACGCGGTATACGGCGTTGTCGCCGATGCCGTCCTGTCCGAGCAGCACGATCACGTAGTACGGGTTGTCGCTGATCTCCCCGTCGGAGTATTCCCAGTCGCCGTCCTTGTTTTCGGGCCACTGGGCGACCGGGATGTTGTGGGCGAGGGCCTTGACCCATGCGTTCATCTCGCCGAACACGCACTGCAGGGTGCGGGTCTTGGACGTGATGTCGCTGCGCACGGGTTCGATGTCCTGCAGCATGTTCGTGTCGGACGTGTCCACGCTCTGGCTGTTCTTGAAGCCGTCGGTGGTCACGTAACCCATCATCTTGAATTCGGCGCCGAAGTCGGCGGGCGTGCCGTCGTCGTTCCACAGCTTGTCGGGTACCGGGGTGCCGTAGTCGGCGACGAGCATCGCCATGGTGCCCCATTTGCGCACGTTCTTGTTGTTGTCGTTCAGACGACTGACCAGATCGGCCATGATTGCTCCTTGGGTTTTGGTTGGTGGTTATTGCGGGCGCATGGTGAGCGTCGCGGTAGCGGTCCAGCGCAGGACGGACGGATCCCTGCCTGGGATTTCCGAGAAGCCGGTCAGGCCGCACGAGTCGGCGTACCCGTACCGGTTGCCGTCGCCCTGCAGGCTGGCGAGACTGTCCTCCAGTTCGCGGACCAGCGGCTCCATTTGGTCGGGGCCGGTGACGTACACGTCGATGTCGAGCGAGCTTTGCCGCTCATAGCCGTCGATGCCGCCGGACGGGGCCGGCGAGACCATGATCAACGGCAGCAGGGCGCTCATGTTGTCGGGCAGCCGGGTCCATACGGGGCGGCCGGTGTGCTCTTCGATCCAGGTGCGCAAAAGGCGCGTGGCGGAGGGGAATCCTCCGGTGATCGGCATGGCCATCAGCGGGCCACGCTTTCTCCCAGTTCGGCGGCTGCCCGGCGCAGGAATCCCCTTTTGGGCATGTTTTTGCCGCCGAATTCCTGTTCGGCGGCAGTCTCCGAGCCGGCGATCACGCGCGCGTAGGGGCGTTTGACGCCGGTGGGCGATTTCGTGCCGGGACGGGTGCCGGTCTCGATGCGCAGGCTGTCCGCGTAGTCGGGGGCGTGCTCCTTGTAGGCGATGCGCCGGGCGATGGGCAGCAGTCGTCGGGCCGTCGCGTTCAATGCCTTGCGCACCCCGGGATTGGCCAGCACGTTCTGCTGGATCCACTGGTCAGTGACGTTGATCCGTGGTTTGCCCATCGGTCACCTCCGTCGTGTTGTCGGGGCTGATGTACAGTTCCGTGTGGTTGCCGAGCCCGTCCATGGTTTTCCAGTCGAACGCGCTGCCGGCCGGGATCCACAGGCGGCCAGCCCATTCGATGAGCGCGTCGCCGGATACCAGGTCGGCGAACAGCCGGCTTGCGGGGCCGATGACCCGGTATCGCGGGTAGCGTGTGGCGTCCGCGAACAACGGGGTCTCGGCCGCGGTGACGGGTTGCACCGAGCATCCGTCGAGCACGGTCCGCCTGTTGCCGTAGTCGGGCATCCCGTATTCGCCGGGCGTGGGCTTGGCGGTGCGGGTGATGACGGTTATGGTCTCGCCGTGCAGTCCATCCCTATCCGGCATTGGCGCCACGTCCGATCGAATACCGGGCGACCATGGCCGCCCATTGCGCGGTGGTGCCCACGGTCAGGGCGCTGGAGTACTGGCGGCTTTCCGCGCCGGTCGTGTAGGACACGACGGTCGGCAGCAGTTCGACCATGGCCTGCGCCTGTTCGAGGACCACGTCCTGTATGCCCTGGGGGATCGGATCGTAGCCGTGCGTGTAGGTCAGGGTGATGCCCCGCCACAGGTCGGGCAGCGGGTCGCGGGCGCGGATCATGCCGTCATGGGTCCACTCGTAGTCGTCGACCGGATTGCCGGCTATCCTCAGATCCCGCACGTCCGATACCGGCCAGACGGGCAGCACGAGCGTCCTGCAGCCGGGCGAGTCCATGACGATGGTCTCCTCGGTCAGGCTGATCGGGTTGCCGGTCTGTTCGCGGAATCGGGCCGAGGCCATGTCTGCGGCGAGTCTGAGCCGGTCGTCGTCCGGTTTCGCGCCGGTCTTGGCGGCCAGTTGTTCGACGGAGACGAGCGGAGTCAGACCGGGGGTGTCGTTGCTGGCCATGACGGGGCCTCCCTGCTACTTGGCGAGCTTGATGATGTTGAGGCGCTTGGGTTCGCGGATGAACAGCAGGTTGCGTTCCTCGGCGCGCACGTAGGTCAGGTTGTGGCGCGCGTCGTCCTCGTTCTGGTTGAACGCGGTCACGGTGCGCGGCTCGCGGTTGAGCAGCTGGACCGTGCTGAAGTCGCCCATGATGGCGGTGCCGACCGGGACCGCCTGCGATTCGATGCGCGGGATGCCCCACAGGGTGTTCGGGCCTGCGGCGAACGGGCCCTGCCCAAAGAAGCGTCCGTTGGCGTCCTTGGTCAGGTCGATCGTCTCGTTGTCCTCCGGGTTCAGGACGATCGCCTGGATGGCGACGCCGAGCTTGCCGAGCGCGGTCTTGGCCTTGCGGGTCGTGGTGAAGATGTCCGTGGCGAACGCCTGGGAGAGCGTGCCGGGCGTGTTCAGGATGCCGTTCGGGTTGCCGGTCGCCTCGCCGGCGTCGGTCTGCGCCTTGCCGTTGAGGATGATGTTCTCCAGGTAGGATTCGAGGTTGCGCTGCAGCATCGTGTTGATGAGCGTGCTGATGATGCCGTCGTCGGCGAGTTCCTGGTTGGTGACCTTCACGCCGTCCGCGGCGGTCCACACCTTCGCCTCGGCCAGTGCCGTGCCCAGCGTGGACAGCGGCTTGACGCCGCCTTCGGCGACGGTCGCCGCGTTGTTGGCCATGCTGACCAGCTGGCGGTACTGCACGTAGCTGGCGGCCGTGGCGCCGCGGGTGATCAGTCCGAGGAACACGTTCGGCGTGGGATAGGTCAGGTCGATGTAGCCCGGCTGCATCTGCGGGGTGACCGCGCCCGGAAGCGTGGTGTTGATCGGCGCAGGGTCGGCCTTGACCGTCAGCTTGCCGGGCTTGATGTTGACCGGCGTGCCGTCCGGGATGGGCGCGTTCTTGAACGCCTGGTACGCGTCGGAGGCGACGAACGCGTCGCCGAGGGTCTTCGCCGCGGCGATACCCGGCGTGGCCGTCGGGGCCTCTTCGTCGCCGAGCATCTTCTGCATGGCGACGGCGGCCTCGTCGGACTTCCTGATTTTGGCGTTCAGGTCGTCGGCCTTGCGCTGCAGGGCGACGATCTCGTCGTTCTCCTCGTCGGTGAATTCGCGGTGTTCGCTCTTCGCCTTGTCCGCGATGGCCTTGACGCGGATCAGCGTTTCCTTGAGCTCGGTCTTGTAGCTCATTGGTTCCTCCTTGATAAGGTTGGTTTCCATGTCCGCCGCCCACGCGGTCAGTTCGGGCAAACTCATTGGTTCCGATGCCGCCGATTCGTTCCCTGTTCCGGGATCGTCGTCGGCCTGCCGTCGGGTTTCGGCGATGGCCTCGCGGATGAGGTCGCGCAGTTCGTCGCGTGTCAGTTGGGTTGCGAAGGGTCCGGAATCCTCGTCGGGTTCGCGGGTCTCGTCCCCGGTGTCGCCGGTATCGTCGTCCGGCGGTGTTTTTTCGTCGACGGTGTCCGCTTCGGACCGGGCGGGGTCGCTTTTGGTGGCGCCGAGCACGGTGGCGGGGTTCGCGCCCTTGAGGCAGGCGCTCACCTCGATCAGGTCGATCCTGCCGACTTGGACGACCGGGCCGGATAGCGTGTCCACGACGGTGAAGTCGCTTTCGTCGCCCGCGTAGGAGAATTCCCTGACCCGCCTGTCCTTGAGGAGTTTGAAGACCTGCACGGCGGTGGGGTTGCTCATGTCGAGCTGCGCGTCGACCATGAGGCCCGTGTCGGTCTCGTACGCGTCGGTGACCATGCCGATGTGGGAGAACGGGTCGTCCCAGTCGTGCGCCCACATGACGGGGATGTGGTCGCCGCTCGCCTTCCACCGTTCCAGGGATTCCTTGAACGCGCCGGGCATGACGACCTCGCCGTAGGAGTCGACGTTGCCGAACACGGACACGAGCGCGGTGAACCGGCCTTCGCCGAGGGATTGTCCGTTGTTCACGCCCATCGGCTGCACGCTGGCCTTGACGGTTCGTTTCATGCGTTTGTCAGCGGGTTTGCTCATTGTTCACGCCTCCGATGTTCTGGCTGCCGGTGTCGTGCGGGCTGGCGGCGTCGCCGCCTCCGCGCACCGTGTTCAATTGGGTGAGGATCTCGTCGTATTCGGGGCCCAGCGGCTGGCGCCCGTGGTCGGTGCGCGCCTCGTTGACGGAGAGCCATGGCCCGCCGACCGCCTGGCTGGTGACCACGGCGTCTTCCATGAAGCTGCCGCGCAGCGCGGCTTCGAGGTTGAATTCCACGAAGCAGTCGGGAAAATACCGGTCGCAGATCTGCTTGTTGAACGCGGACTGCAGTTGTTCGAACCAGCTGCCCAACGTTTCGCGGTAGAGGGCGTCGCGGAACGCCTGCGTGCTCGCGTAGTTGCCTTGCCGGGCGCCGACCATTTCCGGGGGCACCTGGTAGGCGGACGCGACCTCGATGTCGGACAGGGTGCGTCCCTCGACCTCCTGCGCGTCCTTGGGGCTGAATCCGGTCATGTCCTTGTATTCGATGCCACGCAGGACGGGGCTTTCGCCTTCCTTGCCTCCCCCGTCGAGCCAGTCGGCGAGTTCCTGCTGCAGGAGGCGTCGGGCTTCGGGCGTCAGAGCGGCCTCTCCGAGCGCCTGGCTCCAGTAGCCGGGCATGCGCAGGCCGTGCTTCCAGATCTCGCGCCGCCATTTGACGCTTTCGGTGTATTCGTCGAGCGTCTGGCGCAGGGTGAGGATCGGGCTGATGCCCTGGCTGGATCCGTAGCCGCAATCCCAGAAGCAGGTTTCGATGGGTATGGTCTCGCCGTTGCCGTTCGTCACCCCGTCGATCGCGTTGTAGGCGCCGTCGACCGTGTGGAACTGCCAGCGGATGGCGGGCCAGCGGATGAAGCGGTTTTCTCTGCCCGGCATGTAGGGGGATGCGAACCTGTCGTAGAGCAGCAGGTCCATCATCAGGTCGTAGACGAACCGGTATCGGCTGATGCCGGGGCCGGTGCCGGCCGGATCGTTGACCAGGTCGGACAGTTCGTCGCCGGGTCCGAGTTTCTCGCGGCCCTGGCTGGTGTGCCGGTAGGCGACCATGGGCACGCGGGCCACGTTGCGGGCGATGAACGACGTGACCTTGCGCACCGACGGCTGGCTGCTGAGGATCCGCCATGGGTCCGTTTCGCTGGTCAGTGGGGTGCCGGGGTCGGCCACGTACCATTTGCCGGTCACGGTCGCCGGCGGCCCGAAATCACGGACGGCGCTTTTCCTGCGGAACAGGATGCTCATTGGCTCAGCCTCCATCCTATGAGAATGCTGCAGATGCCGGCGACGATGAAGCCGAGCGGGATCCACATGAGCGCGAAGCCGATCGTCGCGAATATCATGCCGAGGATGGCGAGCAGGTCTGCGATCAGGTCGCGGATCGGTTCAGGCGAAGAGTCCTTCGGTTTCATAGATGCTCGTCTCCTTGGGTTTCGGTCTGGTCATGGCCTCGCTCATCGCGTTGCACAGTGCGGCCACGCCGTCGATCTTGTCGCGGCTGTCGGCCTTGTCGGGTTGGACGTTCTGGTTGACGTCCTCCTTGACGGCGAGGTTGTCGACGTTCCAGCGCAATACGGGATTGCCGTGATGGCGCAGCAGGGGATGCGCCTGCGTGCCGGTCAGCAGCAGCCGCTGCATTTCCTTGAGGACCGGGCTCAGGGTCTTGGCGCCCTGGCGTACCGGGGTGAGCCGGTCCACGTCGAATCCGGCGGCCTGCAGGTCGTTCGACACCTGCGTGGCGTTCCAGGGATCATATCCGATGGTCTGCAGGCCGAACGTTTCCATGTCGGCGAGGATCTGCTTCTCGATGTACGCGTAGTCGGTGACCGCGCCCGGCGTCAGCGTGAGCCACCCCTTGCGGCTCCATGCGCCGGCGGAGCCCGCCGTGCGCTTGTCCAGTGCGGGCAGGGCGTCTTCGGGGGCCCAGAACCTGACGAGCACGTCGTACGCGTCGCCGTCGGGGAACGCGAGCGCCCATGCGGTCAGGTCGGACACCGCGGCCAGGTCCCATCCTCCCCAGCAGGCGCGCCCCTTGAATTCCTTGTAGAACCGGTCGGGCGAATCATAGGGTTCGCCCATGTTGCGGTCCCATGAGTCAAGGGTCAGGAAACGGGTCTTCTGCTTGGTGCGGATGCCCAGGTGCAGGCGCTGGTAGGTGGCCAGTTCGGCCGGCGAGTTTCTGGCCTTGTTGGCCGCGTCGCGCAAATATTCGCTGGTGGGGCTCTTGCCGTATCCGGGGTTCGCGCTCATCTGCGTGGCCGCGCTGTATGGGTCGGCCTTCTCGTCGGCGCCCCAGATGACCCCGTAGTAGGCCGGGTCGTCGATCAGCCCGTTGGCGACGTTCTCCACGTACGTGCGGGTCAGATCGTAGATCGTGTTGGTCTTGCCGTCGTCGGGCGTGGTGATGCGCACGCCCAACGGTTGGGCGCGCGAACCGCGGCCGGTCTCCAGGGTGCGTACCAGGTCCGGGGTCTTGTACACGTGCAGTTCGTCGCAAATGAAGCAGTGCAGGTTCATGCCGTGCGCCGCGTCCGCGGCCGAGCTGATGACCTCCATGTAGGAGCCGGACGGCTTGTGCACGATGCGTTTCTGATGGGCGACCATCACGCCCTTCAGAGCGGGCGTCTTCTCGACGAGCTGTTTGATGGGCTGGAACACGAATCCGGCCTGATGCTCGGTCGACGCGGCGCACACCACCTGCGCGCCCGGCTCCCCGTCGCCGCCCAGCATGTACACGGCGATGCCGCCCGACAGCGTGGATTTGCCGTTCTTGCGCGGCACGTCCACGTACAGGTCGCGGATCACGCGCACCCACTGGCCGTCGTCGTTGCGTCGGATCCAGCCGAACACCGGGGCGAGGATGTACGCGATCTGCCACGGGTCCGGGTCCAGCGGCCGGCCGGCCCATTTGCCCTGCGTGTGGCGCAATACGTGGAAGCAGGCGAGGACCTTGTCCACGCGTCCCGGGTCGAACACCGCCCCGTCCACGCCGCGCGGTTCGGGCGTCTTGGTCTTCGGGGCCTGCCATTCCTGCGGGAGCGGATACCCGCGGTCGAGCATGTACCACGCGACCTCCGGGCTGACCTTCAGCCCGGCCAGTTCCTCGGCGGATGGCGGATCACACGCCGGTTGCGGCGAACGGGTTGTCTTCCTGCTCGCCATCATCGCTCCTTGCCACGTTCGATTCGCTCGCCGGGGTCAGGCCGAACTCGTGCGCGAACGCGCGGATCGTGTTCGACGCCTGCGTCAGGATCGTGAACGCCGGGTTGAGTTTCTGCGCGCCGCGTTCGGTCGCGATGAGCACGCCCTGCTCGTCGATGCTTTCCTGCGCCTGGCGCATCGAGGCGACCGCCAGACAGTAGGCGGCCAGCGCGTCCCGGTCCTCGGGTTTGATGATGCCCCGTTTGGCGAGTTTGGGCACGATGCGCCGCCAGGTGTTCAACGCCTCGCCGGTCAGCCATTTCGGCACGGCCGGCGCGCCGCGTTCGAAACCGGCGTCGTCGTCGGCGATCCTTCTGCCGCCCGAGTCGCGGCCGGCGCCGCGCCCGTTGACGATGCGCAGGCCGAGCGGGTTCTTCTGCGGTCCTCGCTGGCCCATGATCCCGTACCTCCCGAATGGTGGTTCGACCCCAAAAACATGAGACGCGAAAAAAAGAGTTTCGGCGGCGCGGATTTCGCCGTCGAAACGTGTTTTCCGGGACTCCCATACCCTGTCAGTGGAAGATCTTCGGGTAGCGTCGCCGGTCGTCCGCGTTCTTCCAGTCGTTGCACTGTTCGCACAATGTCTGGCAGTTGTTCGGGTCGAGAAACGCGCCGCCCGCGCCGATGGGGATGATGTGGTCGACGATATGGCATCCCGTGCGCCCGCATCGCCGGCATGCGTGATGGTCGCGTTCGAGCACGAAACAGCGGACGCGTCGCCATTCGGCGGAGTATTCGGCTCTCATGCGCGTGTGGGCGCTGGGATGCTGCCATGGCTGGCGTTGGTGCCGGTCGCACAATCCGTCGCGCACGGCCTTGAGCGTGCAGCCGGGATGGGAGCAGCGGGCGCGGGGTTTGCCGGGCATCAGACGATCTCGATGCCGAGCTGCTGCAATGCGTTGAGGTATTCGTCCTCGTACATGCGCAATGGCCATGCGTTGAGCGCCTGCTCGCGGGTGACCTGCATGCCGGTGTTGTTGAGTGCGTCGGCGATGCGCGTCAGCTGGTGGAGGATCTCGGCATCCATGCTCAGCCCTTGGCGGCCATGGCGCCGGATGCGACCAGCGCGTCGCGCAACGCGATGAACTCGGCCTTGGTCACGGTGTCGCCCGCCGGATCCGCCACGTAGGCCGCCTGTCTGACGCCGCCGAGGGCGCTGCCCGCCGCGGGCAGTGTGTATGCGGCCGGAATGTCCGGCTTGTTCGTCAGGTCGGCGTACGAGCCGGAGAACGAGCTGGTGCCCGCGCCGATGGCGGTTCTCGCGCTTGCGGCGTCCTTGGCCTTGAGCAGTGCCCTGCCGGTGTCGGTCGCGCCTGTCAGGGTGTCCGCCGTGGGCGAGGCCGGGACGTCGACGAAATCGAATCCGGTGCCGTCGCCCTTGACCTTCGGGATCCTGCCGTGGTCGGTGTCGGCGGAATAGCCGGCGAGCTTGGCCGGCGATATGCTGCCGTCCGCCGGCTCGGCCGGCGTGCTCGGCGCGGAGGATGGACCGCCGACGGGATTGCCGTCGGCGTCCACGAACTGGGCCTTGCGGATCTGGGTCGGCTGGGGAACGTCGTCCGCATCGTTGATCTGCTGCAGGTAGGTGATGTCATTTGCCATGCGAGACTCCTTCGAGGGGTTGTGATCGTTGAAATATGCGGCGTGTCGTCGTGTTCTCCGCTTGAATATCTTTAGATACGATGTTATTATAGATATGTCGGCAAGGAAGACCGACGACAACAGAAAAGTGAAAGGGCGGCCATGACCATCAACGATTGGCTATCCTTGACCCTCCAAGCCGTATCGACCGGAACGGCGTTCTGGGTGGCATGGAGGACCAGAGAAAGGAAAAAGCCCCGACACAAGAAGTGAATAGGGCAAGGGGTTCCGAGCGCAGGTACCGCCCAGAACCCCTCTACCCAACACTACCAGAACGGAGCGCACCATGGAACGATCACGCATATGGGGCCTGCTGTCGCTGGCCTTCGGCGTACTGGCACTGGGAATGTCCTTCGGTGGATCGTTCGCCGGAGGCTTCGCGCTCACCGCCGGACTGTTCGGCCTCGCAGCCGGCCTCGACCACGACGGAAAAGGCGGAAACGATGACTAGGCATTATCTCAGCCTGACCGAGGTTGCCGAAAAGCTCGGCATCACCAAGGGGGCGCTCGCCCAGTACAAGCTGCCCGAGGCCGACGTGACCGTGGGCAGAGCGCGCGGCTGGCTTCCGGAGACGATCGACAAGTGGAACGCGCAGCGCCCCGGTCGAGGCGTCGGCGGAGGCAGGCCGCGCAAGAACAAGCAGGCATGAGAAGACCCCGCATATTGGCGGGGTCTTGACTCGATGCATCACGCGTGCCGCTGCTTGCGTTTCTCTCTCAGTTCACGACGCTTCTGGATGGCCATGGGTTGCTGGTATACGTAGTCGAGAAGGGAATCGAGGAAGCCGAGGATGTCGGCGGCGTCGTCCGCGTCTACCGGCGTTCCGAGATCGCCGTGCGCCATATCGTTGCCGATGAAGCGGATCTCATGCGCTTCGTCCTTCAATTGGTCGGTGACGACATGGGTTTCGGCCATTTTCTCGATATCTCCGTAGAGATTGTTTGTATGGATGTTCTTGTCCTTGGCAATGGCTTGCACGGCTGTTCTGGCGAGTAGCACGGCAGCGCGGTTGGCGTTGATGGAGAAGCAGGCATATGCTTCCGAAGCGGCAGAGGCAATGTCTTGAGGCACGTTCTCATACTCCTTCCCCAGAGGCTTTGCCGGATACCACTGCAGATTATCCTGAGCCTCAAAATGGCAACCCGCTATCACAGGAAGCCATTCAGATTGCAGTGCCAGCAGATTCTTGAAGCCATGACAATATTGTAAGTCGCGCAGACATCCGCCATCGTCGATAGAAAATGACCACTGTAGACATGTATACGGTGACAGTTTGGGTTTGTCAAATATCGGTGACAGTCTCGGCGAGGAAACGGAAAGGGCCGTAATCCATGTGGATTACGGCCCAACCCATCGGTCACTCAGAATCAAGTAACACTTGCTTATCCGATTAGTGAATATATAGTTTTATGAGATGCTTTCATTATGCTTGGCAGCCAGCAAGCTGTCAATCTCCGCGCGTACAAGAGCCCAGCCGTTGCCGACCTTCACGCCATGCAGGCTGTGGTCATGGATCATCTGCAACACACGCTGACGACTGATGTTCAGCACGGCAGCGGCTTCCGTCACGGAAAGCATGGGAGGCACGGGGGCAAAGCCATTGAGACGGTCGAATTCCGCGGACTGGAGGACGCGGATCTGGATGGCCTCCGGCAGGGACTTTCTGTCCGCAAGCAGCGACAGCGCGGTAAGGCATGCCTGGCGCATACTCTCGGCGGGGAGCGAAAGAGTCACCTCAAGCCGGCCGGACGGCGACTGAGCCACCGCGGCGTGCCAATCCAGGAAAGCATCGAGAATGTCTTCATCGACGCCGTCGTCCGCGTAGCAATGGTCGAACTCGATGACGACGTTCCAATACTCCATCATGGTGGTTGTTTCTCCTTGTGTGCATGGGGCAAGGAGCCGGGCACCCTTTCGGTAGCCCGGCCCGGCGTTCACAGGCGTACGCCCGCGCGTTTCAGGGGAGCAAGAGAGTTCCTCAGAGAACGCCAGTCGCTCGGCGTGCCGGCAAGGGTGGTGATCCATTTACCGTCGAGGAAGACCTTGTAGTGGCCCCTCCTCGTGCGGACGATGGTGCATCCCTGTTTTTCCAGTTTGCCGAGCAGCTCCTTGATCTCATTTGCTATACTATTCACCTCCTTTCGGATAAGCAAGAAAATTCTATTACAGTCCTTGTCAAATAGCAAATAGCCATATCGGGGCTACTTGTTCTTGCGCACATGTGCCTGCCAGATGTCCCACACCAGATACACAGGATCGCCGTGCTCATCCGCGGCGACGGGGCGGATGATGCCGCGTTTGGCCCATTGGCTGATGGTGTTGCGTTTGATGTCGATGCCCCACGGCGCCAATAGCGCCCTGATCCCGCTTGAGGTGCCCTGCGCTCCCCCGATCGCGAGTTTGAGCATACTGTTGCGATGGATGTCCTTGATCCGGTATTCGCCGGCGCAACGGTCGCATGCCTTGTATCCGGATTGCAGTTCCAGCGGATCGCAGCGCAGTTCGCAGCCACAGGTTGGGCACCAGCCGATCATCTTGGTTTCGGGTGGAGGATTGAGCATACGATCCAATCGGCGTTCGGCCTGCGAGACGAGTTCCATGATCGCCGGCGCGTCAGCACGTTCGAGCAGCTTGTCGGCGTGCGGGATGATGCCTTTGAGCTGTCCCTCGGCGTCCATGCGCATGGGCAGGCCGAGGACGCGGCTCATATGCTCGACGAGGGTGAGGATGTCCTGCAGGAGGCTCCACGCGCCGAGGTTGAGCGGGATCGGCGCCACCGTCCTGCTGCCATGCCCCGTCTGGCGGCTGGTGACGCGGGCGCGTTTGGCCGCGATCTCGCGCAGCGCGGGCAGACCGTTGCGGATCGAGGCAAGGTCACGGCGGAAACTGGCGGCATTGTGTTCGTTCATTTGTTCGAAACCCTCCACGTCGGCTATAGTGGTGTCTGCAGGACGCGCCCTCCGCCGCACAGGTGGAGGGTTCCGTTTATCCGGCGAACGCCGGCATGGTTGCCGGTGTTCGTGGTTGTCGGCGTTCGTGGTTGATGGTTGGTGTGGTTGGTTAGATGTCGAATGCCGGCGGTTCCGGTCGGGGCGGTTCGGGCTGTTTCTTGGGGTGTCCGGCTTTGATGATGTCGCTGATCTGGTTTTCGGGGAGTTTGAGGACGTTGGCGGTTTCGTCGACGCTGATGCCCTTGTCGTGCCAGTCGAGGATCATGTCGCGGATTCGCGCCGTCACCATATGCCCTCCGTTCTCACTGTCCGGACAGGACCACGGTTCTGGCTCATTGCTCCTCCCCCGTTTCGGTCTCGTCGCCGTCGAAGCCTTTGGGTGTGATGGTCACGGTGATCTGGCAGTTGGCGGCGAGCGCCATACGGATTAGTTTGATGATGTCGTCGTTGCTCATTGCTCATCTCCGTTCAAGCGTTGCAAATATTCGCGGTAATCCTGTATGTCGCGGGTCAGGCAGTCGTCGACCCTGTGGGTGCCCGCATGATGCTGGTACGGGTCATGGTCGAGGGCCTGGTCGGCCAGACGGAAAGAGGTGACGTCCAGATGCCGGTAATGCAGGGTATTCATGATCCGGTCGGCGGTGTGCCCGTCCAACTGGCTGGACAGGATGCGGCGGATGATCCGCAGGTCGAAGGTCAGGTTCGTGCCGGCCGGATACACGATCGCATCATTCGTGGCCGCGGTGATGAAATCACCCACCTGCAACCCGACAGCCGCCATGCTACTCGACCGCTCATCATCCAAACACTCATCCAACAGACGGTTATCCACATGCATCCGGATCGCCTTCCAATTACCCCGATCCACATGCACGCACTCACGACGCACCACCACACTCATCGACCTCAGGATCCGCGTCGCTCGCATGTCCGTGAGCTTCAACCCGACCTCGAAAATCTCGCACAACTCCGGGTTCACGCCATCCGTCTCCGTATCCACCCACAACAGCAGACGATCCCTCGTCTTGGCGCTCGCCGGCATGGTGGTGGTTGTGGTGATTGTGTTGGTCATTGCTGGTCCTTTCGGTTGATTATGGGATGGTTGGGCATGCCTGCCGGTGGCGGGCATGGCGTGTACTGGCCGTCCACGTCGAGCAGGATCCATCCCCTGCGCCTGCTGTAGACGGGTACCCGGCTGGGATCGGGGTCCCAGCTTTTGAGCAGATAGCCCAGGGCACGGGCTTCGGTCGGGTGACGGTGGATCCATCCGTGGCATCCGGTCGAATTGTCGAGCCCGCACACGCGGATGATGTTGCTGGGCGCATGCCGTTCCGGATCACCATAGGTTTGCGAACGGCGTTTCCTGTGATGATGCGAAGCGCCGGGCCAATACCCGTCGCGACAGTATCGGTCGCACACGATGCACCGGTCCATTTCGCGGCCCTCCACCAGACGCAGCGTCTCACGGGTCGGCTTGTCACCCATGGCATCTCCTTCCACGGGTCACCGTCAGCGACCTCACATGCGGTTGCAGGATCGCCGTGCGATGCCTGCCACTGACCGACATGATCCTCAGCTCGCCCAGCATGACCTCGCTGTCCGCGAGCGTGAACCGCGTCGACTGCGAGCCCGGCATACCCGGCACGGCCCGCAGATATCCGTCGATCACCGTGCCACTCACCGTGGTGACGATGCACCGACAACCATCCAGCGTCTCCGGATCGGCGGTGCGCCAGTCCACGGTCTCCTCGACAATGCCGCTCATGCCGCCTCCCCCAGACTCCCGGACTCCATCGCCCGCCGGATCAGCACGACGATCCGCGGAGCCTCGACACCCTCAGCCAACAGTCGGACCACCTGCGGCAACCATTGCAAACGCTCACCAGTGTCGGGCTGGAGGGTTTTGAGCATGCTGCTGGTCGTCAGGAGCTTGCGGGCCCTGCGGGTCAGGTCGTCTTCGGCGCTCGCCGGTGGTTTGCCTATGCTGAGCTCGTGTCCGCGGTCGAGCCACAGGGTGAACGCGGTTTTCGGATCGGCCGGGTATTCGCCCGTGCCGGTGAGTTTCGCTCGGAACTTGCGCAGCTCCCAGTCGCAGTCCATCCCGTAGTCGTCGGCGAGGGATCGTTGTTCGTCGTCGGGTCGGAAGTCGGCGAGCAGTTGGATGCGTCGGGCTTGGTGTTCGCGCGCGCGTACTCTCTCTGACGGTTCTAATGATGGTTCTTTAAGAGATTGGGTGTCATGGGTGACACCCCGTGGCGTCATGGGTGACACCCCGTGACGGTCACCGGTGACACCCCGTGAAGTCATGGGTGACACCCCGTGACCCTGTGACGGGGTGTCATGGGTGCTACCCCGTGAATCGGACGGGGTGTCATCCACGCTACCCCGTGGATCCTCGCACGGGGTAGCATCCATGACACCCCGTGGTTCGGGGTAGCGTTTCCTGGACTTGCGATTGCGGTACTCCACCGGTTCGGCCTTGTCCAGGACGATGCGGTACACGTAGGGGCTGTGGTCGGCCCGGTAGCGCGTGCCGTACTCCGTGTCGCGGACGATCAGCCCACGGTCCTCGAGATAGCGCAGGGCGCGTTGGACCGTGCTCGCGCTGGCCTCGCCCTCGGCCATCAGACGGTCGATGCTGGGCCACGCGCAATTGTTCTCGTCCGCGTAGTCGCACAGGATCAGCAGCATCAGCTTGGCCGACCTGTCCCCCACTTGGACGCGTTTGGCCTTGCCATACAACAGGGAACTCATGACGTCACCTCCTGAGCAGTCCGAGAGCGACCCGGTGGCCCAGGTCGGTCAGGCTCCACAATCCGAAGAAATCCGGGTGGACCAGACCGCGTTCCTCCAACGACTCGAACGTGCGTGAATTGTTGCGGTCCACCGGATACATGTTGCGGTTCAGCAACGCGATCAGCGTCTCCCGCATGCTGGGCGTCAACCGTTTCATCGGTCCGGCTCCCGTCCCGCGGCATCGTTGACCAGGCCGATCGCGTCGAGCAGGCTCCCCGCGATCGCGTTGGATCGTTCCGGCAGGCCCGGAATCTGGTATTCCACGCCCAGTTCCTCGACCTTGAGCACGGTCTTGTGAGCGACGGCGAGCAGGCTGCGGCATTCGTCCAGGATGAGCCCCAACGGCAGTTCCGGCTCGTCACAGGCCATGTCATCGACCGGATCGTCAGGCACGTTCGCGTCGTCGTCCAGTTCGTCGAGCGCGTCATGCAGCTCGTCGCACAAGCGCTTCATATCCTCCAGATCCACCACGATCACCGTCCCTGGTATTGGGCGAGCACCCACCACTTGTCCGCCTGCGCGTGATCCGGGGCGATCTCGACCCGCCAGGCGCCCTTGGGACGGAACGCGATGATCTCGCCGGCGCGGATCCTCCGGCGCAGGCTCATCGCCTGCCGGCGCGTCATCCCGCGGGCGATCACGCCTATCCCCCCGGACTGCAATGTTGCCGCGGGATGATCCCATTTGCTCGGGGGCCGCAGATGCACCGTCTCGATGTCCTCGGGCCAGTCCGTCAGGATCAGCAGTCCATCGACCGTGCGGGGCAGGTCCTCCTCGATGCGGCCGATCCCGGTCTTCGGAGACTCCGCCGGACCCGACTCCTTCGGAGAGGCTTTGGGCTTGTTGAGCTGCATGACGGAGTAGTACGCCTGGGTGACCGACAGTTGCGGCTGGTCTTCCAGGAGGCGTTCCGCCTCTTGGGTCAGGGACTCGTCGTTCATGGCCTTGCGCTTGTAGGAGCGGGCGCTGCGCCGCTGCGTGGGCGACAGTCGTTCGTACGGGGTCGCGCACAATTCGATCAACTGTTCGTTCGACAATCTGGGCATGATGATGTTCCTTTCAGTTCCATGGGTCATTCGTGAATTCGTCGAAACCGGTCGGCTCCGATGGCACGGACTGCGCAGGCTGCATGGGCTGCCGGGATGGCGCCTGTCCGCGTTTGAATCGGGTGATCTGCGCGGTGGCGCGCAGGAGGCTCGGGCCGATGTCGTCCACCACCCATTTCACGCTCCACGCGGTGCTGCCGTCCTGCCGCTGGTACGTTTCGGTTTTGGGATGCACGGTGGCGAGCACCTGGTCCCCCTTGGCGAACGAGCAGTTGATATGGTCGGCGAGATCACGCCACACCTCGCACTGTCAGCTCGTGGGCGTCACGTCGACCGGCTGGCCGTTCGCGTCCTTCTCCCATCCGCTCGACAGGATGCGCAGGTTCACGACCGGCACCCCGTTGCCCGTGGTCCGGTATTCCGGGTCGGCCGCGAGCTGGCCCCTGATGATCGCGATGCTTGGATCCCTAGCCATTCCTATTCCTCCATTTCCTTGATCCACCGGTCCATGGCCTTGCGGCTGACCTTGCGTTTGCCCGGCCGCCCGTCACGGTTCGGCGGTCTGAACGTGTCCAGATCGCCCTGCCTGGACGCGTAGCGCAACGCCACCACGTCCAGCCCGTACACGAGCGCCGCGTCCGGCAGCGTCCACGCCTCGCGGGCCTCCAACGGCACCGGGTTCAGATCCACGCGGAATCCCTCGTCAAGCAACGGCATCCGACTTACCTCCTTTCCCCTTCGTCCGAATCGGCCACCACACCGGCCATCAGGCGCAGCGCGGCCGGCAGCAGCAGGATCGTGCCCGCACCCACGAGCACGATCATGGCCAGCAGGTTCCCGATCGGGTGCGCGCACCCGTCATGGGTCAGCAGCCAGCCAAGAGAGACAACGCAGGAAGCGCCGAGTCCCAACCCGCAGGCCAGTTCACTCATGGTTTCCCCGGTCATCGCGGGTCACCTCCTCCTTGAGACAACGGTTGATCTCGCGTTTCATGGCGAGCAGACCGCCCTTGGTGACGCGACGAGCGGTGTGCCCGTCCAAAGCCACGGAGAAGACGCACGGGTAGCCCGGGGACTCCTCATCCGGCGTGCGATGCACGGTGAAGTCCCGATAATCGTTCCCGCCAAGTACAGTCATCACGCCACCTCCACGTACTGTTTGTTGGCCATACTGATCAGCCAGTCGGCGAGCACACCGGCCTCGCTATAGGACAGGGGGATGTGTCCCTCGTAGCCGTCGAGGAACCGCAGGACGATCTCATGCCGGTAGACGCTGACGGCGAGACGATGACCGGAATCAGTGGTTACGATGCCGTTGGTTCGTGTCTGGATGAGATACGCGAACCACAAGGCCTGCTGGTCGGTCAGGTGTCGTTGGATGCTGTTCGAAGCATGATCGGCATCCCGCAGGATCAGGGTCACCCTGCCATCCCTTGTTCTGTCAGGCCGGCACAGGAGCGGACGAGACGCTTCCGCCTCATTCCCGAAATTCACCGTGTTCGCGGCTTGCCAGTAAAACTCGCTGCGAGGCATCATCACGACACCGCCTTACTTGGGTTGGATGAGAGCGACGGCGATTCCGACGACATCGTAGAATCGTTCTCATGGGCGATCTGGTTTCCTTCCTGCAATGGACATGGTCGGGCATCGGCGGTTTCGGCGGATTCGTCGGCCTGCTCGGCGGCATCTGCGGCATCGTCGCCCTGTTCCAGACGCGCAAGACGAACAAGCTCGCGCAGGACGCGAACGCTCTCGCAGAAGAAGCCAACGGCATCTCCGCCGACTCGAAGCGGGTCGCCGAAGACGCCAATCGTCTTGCCGGCAACGCGAACAAGATAAGCACAGACGCGAATTCGATCAGCCAACGGGCGTTGAGCGTTACCGCCGATCAAACGGTCTATAAATGGCGGGTCGAATTCGATGGCGATTCGTCGACCGTCTTCCTGGTCAACGATTGCCCCCATCAGGCAACGGACGTCCATGTTTTCATCCGTCATGAAAACGAGACCGGCATGGACCGGCGGGTCGATCACGTACCGGCGTTCGGCGAGGTTCCGTTCGAAAATGAGTTCTTCTCCGAGAAAATCGTCGAAGATCAGCGGAGCATAGACGCCATTAACTCCAGCGGCGGAGGCGTGTACTTCCTCGACAGCGGTAGTTGCCCCATCGACGTGCGCATCGCGTACACGACCGAACTCGGGAGCCGCCGCAGCGACGAAATCAAGGAGACACTGCGCCACGGCAAGCGACATTGAATCGCGTTCCGTACCACAAAGCTCATCTCGGGGCATCACCACTACACCTCCTTGCCGGCGAGCTTGAGTGAAACAATGAGGACACCCATGCAAAGAAGGGAGGTGATCACATGGATCCAAAACAGGCAGTCGAAGCCGCAAAAACGTGGTTCGTCATGGCGTCGTTCGCGACCGGCGAGGACCGGGAGAAGAAGATGCTCAACGGCTTGAACTCGCTCGCCGAGGCTGTGTCCGGCATCGCGGACGCTCAGCGACGCATCGAGGCCAGACTCAACCGCTAACTCATCGGCAAGAGCCTTACGCACCAGCCCGTATTCCAACGGATGACCGATGACATATTCCTCAACGCTCATCGACCGTCCGGATGCCCCATCAGCTTCGAACAGATCCGAGACCGGGCCATGACCATGTCCCTGCGCCTGCACCGCAGGGACATCTTCATAATTAGCATTGCTCATTGCGCACCTCCCAAGAACTTTCTGACCTTTTCTCCATGCGATGTTTATTTTTTCTAAATGAATTATGTTTAGTTTTTATAATAATCGTTGTATTTATAAAATCAAGTCGTATTGCATATAGATTTTCTATATGTCTTTCTCTAGTTGGGAATATACTGGAAACATGAGCAAAACCAGCCGCGACGAACAAATCGGACAAAATCTCGTCAGCATCAGAGGGAACATGTCCCAAGCCGACCTCGCCCTCCAAATGAGAGAACGCGGCTACAAATGGTCCGCCGCGACCGTATGGGCCATAGAAAAGGGCGAACGGCCCCTCAAGCTCACCGAAGCCACCGACGTGGTCAACATCCTTGGAGTCGACCTGCACTTCGGAATAGATGAACTGCTCGACACCGACGACGTGCTTCTCCGCCCCATCAGGCGCAGAATCTCCGACATGCGCGGCATGCGCCGAACCATCGACGACGCCCTTCCGAAGCTCGCCAAGAACGCCGTATTCATCGCGACCGTCGCAAGCGGGCTGATCGATCAGCTCACAGAACAGAACAACGACTATCTCCTTGAAACGATATGTTCCGAGCTTGAATTCGCCAGCGTGAACAACATCGCCGGAATAGGGCCAAACCTGGTCAGCGAAATCGGCGGCTCCGACAGCGTCGAACAATGGATCGACGATAACAAACCATTCTCGACCATCCTGCTCGGCAAGCCCGAAGATCTCCGGGAAGCACGAAAAGAACTCGGTCTCGAAACCCCTGACGAGGAATAACGCGTTCATCGGGCCTCACCGCAATCCCCCGACGGGCCGAACAATTCGAAAAGGGCCGCGACGCCATAACCAAGATCCACCACAACCCGCACCGCCTCGTCAAAACGAAGACGTCGACGCCCCGATTCGATCGCCCACACCGTGGCCGGAGACCATGCAAAGCCATCCGAACGCATCATCAACGCCAGCTGCGTCTGGGAACACACCGGATTGCGCAAACGCATGAGATTCTCCCCCACCACTGCGGGAGCAACATCGGGAGAAGCCCCACCACGCCATTCATCGGACTCGTCACCCAGAGCACGGCGCAGGCTCGCAAGCGCAACATCAACCTCAACCATCAGAGAACGAATCTCATCCATGTCACGCATCACTCCACCTCGCTTTCAGCGAGCGCCGGGATAACGTTGTCAGGATCGGCAGGAGCATCGGAAATGGCCTTCTATGCTCTCGCGATGATTTCGGATAGAGGTGTTTTAAGGACTCGTGCGATACGTGTCAGTTCGTCGAAGATGAAAACACCTCCGTTGATCTTTCGGTTCAATGCATTGCGGGGAATGCCGGCATAGATGGCAAGTTCTTCTTGCGTCATGTCGACGTCCTTAAGGATCAGTTTCAACTCGGCGCCTAATTGTGCCGACGTGGGCTCTATGTGTTCCATATGGCACATATTACGCTCTTGACACGCCGCGTCAACCTACGGCGTGTCCCATTTGGGACGTGTTGAGTGTTGTTTGGTAGTAATGTGTCCCATATGGCAACAGGAAGCAAGAAACCAACTGTAGAGTCAAAGGCGCTCTCGATCGCAATTAAACGCGCGATGGCCACCCGCGACCTGAAAACCCCCGGATTGGCGAGCGCGTCCACAATCCCCTACGGCACCTTGCGCAAAATCCTCGAGTTAAACACGGTGGCGGACTACGAACAGCTAAGGAAGATCGCCGTAGCGCTTAACATCCCGCTCTCGGAAATCGTCGAAGATGCCGAACGGTTGGCCTCAGATCCAGGAGTCGTAGACGACTTCCGCGAATCCGCATCATCCGACACAAGCAAGAGTCCTGTTGATGGAATGGATGACGGCGAGCGTCTTATCGCCGAAGCGGTCGATATCGCGAAAACCGATCCCATGCAACTCGCCGCCTACCGAGACGGACACAAACACGACCCAGACCCGGACGCGAGCGCGTGACCACTCCGCCAAGCACACAAAAGTTCAAAACCGTTGAAAACATTAGCCCAGACCATTTTGTTGACCCCAACAAAATGACCGATCCCAAAGGAGACGTCATGACCGAGTACAACCTGTATTGCGACGAGACATGCCATCTGGAGCACGACAACTCGAATTGCATGGCACTTGGCGCCGTCATCGTCCCCAAAAACAAGCGCAAGGAAATCTGCGACAGAATAACCGAGATCAAAGCCAAGCACGGCGTATACGCCACCAATGAAGTGAAATGGGCCAAAGCCCGTGACCGAATGCTGCCCCTGTACCTCGACCTCGTGGATTACTTCTTCGACGACGACGACATGAGCTTCCGACTGCTGCTGATTCCCGACAAAAGCCTCCTTGACCACAGCAAATTCGACCAGGACCACAACACTTGGTATTACAAAATGTACTTCGAAATGCTCAAGGTCATATTCGCCCCGGAACACACATATAACGTGTTCGTCGACATCAAAGACACCCACTCCGACTTCCGAGTGAATCAGCTCTGGGAGGTCTGCTCGAACAACATGTACGATTTCAAACACGAAATCATACGGAAGATACAGCCGATCCGCTCCGACGAAGTCCAGATCATGCAGATCACCGACATACTGGTAGGCGCGGTATGCCGGGCACGGCGCAAACTCAACATCGAGCACCAAAGCGAAGCAAAGCAAAAGATCATCCAACGCATCATCCAACGCTCCGGATACCCGCTCGACAAAAGCACCCTGCTACGAGAGACGAAATTCAACTACTTCATCTGGAGGGCCGCACGATGAGCAATCCGCACTGGCTGCCACATACCATCCCCTGGAACCAGACTCAGGGAGAAACTTGGGAACAGTATGAACAACGTCTGTTCCATGTGTTCCAGGCAGAGTTCGGAAACCAGAACCCACTCTTGTTCCAAGGAGAACCGGTACGTTTCAGACGTATCCCCTATACCGGCATATATCCCGAAGCGTTCGTCCATCTGACCACATGCAAGCAGGACGACAGCGATACCCGACTCCCCGATCCGCTTCGCAGCGAGAGAATCGGATGGCCCCGTCCCATAATGGAAAATTATCCGTCATGCGACATCTGCAACTATGAGGACTGCGTCAAGCCCTGGGTATGGATCAACGATAAAAAAGTGAAGATCTACCTGCCGAACCAGCAGTATCTGGTCATACTCAGCCAGCGAGGCAATCAAGACGAAGGAAACGGCTACTGGGTTCTGATAACCGCCTATCATCTGGAACAGTCACATAGAATCGCAAGAATCGAAAAGGAATATGATTCCCGCTTCAGCACCAAAGTCCAGTAAGCAACAGAGGCCGCCCTTACGGACGGCCTCAGAGACTCCTTCTACAACCCGTAGATGAGCTACTTCCTTTCTTGCACACGACACTCCAAAAGTCAAATCAAACGTCACAGACCAAGAACAGAAACAAGTGGAGACCGACCACAGGAGCAAAGGGATTCTCGACCCAAAGTCTTACTCCCATTCGGGAACCCAGCCGTAACCCACAAGGCCGATCTCCTCACCACAAGTAAATCCCGCAAGCGCGGAACAGTCAATGTCAGACGTGTCCATGTGGGCGCGGAAAGGTCGCATCATGAAACATGGCATAGGCATCATCGATGCGGCGGACCGGATGGAATCGTCTTCTTTCCCGCCGCTATCGCCGCGCATGAGCTACGGGCAGATGCGCATGGCTCTGTACAACGCCGTGCCCGATCTGCACGTGTCCAGCGCGCTGCTCCCCGACGATCTGGACGGGATCTACTGTCTGGACACCGACACGATCCTTATCGACCGGCGCATCACATGGACACGCAAACGATGCACGCTGATCCACGAACTCGTCCACCGGAAGCACGGTGACGACACGTCGCAAGGATGCAACGGATGCCGAATGGAACGCCGGTGCCGCATGGAAACGGCGCGCATGCTGGTGAACCCGATGGAATACGCCACCGCCGAATACGCATACGGCGGCAACGCCTGGAACATCGCCGACGACCTCAACGTCACCGTCGACGTGATACACGACTACCGAATCCTCCTGCGAGACACAGCGAGGGCATGACGTCCGCCCATAGCTCACGAACGACGCCACTTCGTCCCCTGCACGGCACGGCACCGGAGCGGTTTTTCTTTAGTTCCGCCGTTCGCGCTTTGCTTCCGTCGCCGTGGGCGCTTGGGCGATGACGTCTCCGAGCATGTCGTAGAACACGTCTTCGCTGATGATGCTGATATCCTGTCCTGCGAGCTGGAGTTTCTCGGCCTTGACCCATTTGCTGCTTTTGGCGCCCTTGAGAGAGGCGCAGTAGTCGGTGCTTCCCGTGACGAGATAGTTCGTCGTCTTGGTGACCGTTTTGCCATTGACGCCACCGAGGTTGGTGACGGCCTGTTGCGCGTTGGCGCGGGTCATTTTCCTGAGCGCGCCGGTGAACACGAACGTGAGGCCCTCGAACGCTGGATCCGGGGTAATCTCATCCTGCGGGGCGACCTGCAATAATTGGTCATCCCCGCGGAACAACGGCGAGGCGCCGCCGCGGCGCCGACCATCACCGGACGGAAACGGGATCCCGTCCTCATCCATATGCCGAAGCATCCACCGGTAGCAGGCGATGGTCTGCTCCACGTCGGCGAGCGCCCTGTGTTTCTGGTTTTCGGCGATGTCGAATCTGACGATGAGATCGCGTAGCCGGTTGTGGCGTTCTTCGGGGTAGAGGTATCTGGCGAGGCGGAGGGTGTCGATGAAGTCGTTGCCGACGTGTTTGCTGCAGATGGTTTCGGCGTTGTCGTAGAGGAAGTTGATGTCGAAGTTGACGTTGTGGCCGAGGATGAGGCCGTCGCCCATCCAGTCGAGGAATCCAGGGAGCACGTCGGCGAGTGCTGGCGCGTTTTTGACCATGTCGTCGTTGATGCCGTTGATCTCGGTGATGATGTCCGGGATGTGGCGGCCGGGGTTGATGAGTTGTTCGTATCGGTCGATGGGTTGTCCGTTTTGGACTTTGATGGCGCCGATTTCGATGATGTCGTCCCATCGTGGATCGTAGCCGGTGGTTTCAAGGTCCAAGGCTACGTAGTCGTTCCTGCCGGCCAGTATGCTGGCTCCCTTGTGTTCCCTGGGCATCATGCCTCCAACTTCTTCGTTCGTTCGGCCGGCTCAACGCGGTCTGTCTAAGATTCTATCGCCGCATATACGGAATCGCCCCCGGTCGCTCATTGCGAGCGCCGGGGCGGTTTCAGGCGAGGTTGGTTTTGTTGGTGTTTCGTTTTTTAAAGGACTCTTGCATGTCTTTGTCGGTGAAGGGCTCGCCGATTGTCATGGATGCTTTTTGCATGAATAGCGTGTATTTCATCCAGTGGATACTTCTGACCAGCTTTGCGATCATCATGACAAGTGCATATATGGAGATTGCGGTGGATATCCCCTGGTGCGACGGCCAGAGGCAGAGAGAGATCAACGGGAGCATCGCCGTGACGGCAGTCCATGCGATGATGCTGACCCAGTTCCGGGACAGTTCGTCGTGATATCGTTCACGTGCGATTTGCATGTAACGCGATTCCGATTGGTAGGACATGGAGCAGATGAATGTCACTGCCGCCATGACGAGACCGGAGAGGGTGGACAGTGCCACGAAGAGATTCTGCGAGACGCTGTCGTCCGGCACCGGTTTCCCGGATGCTATCCAGACGAAGATTGGGATGGCGGGGGCGAGCATGTCGACGCCCGGATGTGCGGCGAATGCATCGCCGAGCGTCGGTTTTCTGCTCATGTCATGCTCCCTGCGATATTTCGTATAGATAAGTTTGCTTTTCGGCGCAGACTTTCACGAGGTGATCTATGAGGTTGGTGAATTGCCTTGGCTCGTTTTCGCCGATCACGATGTCCTCCTGCTCCACGACTGGGTGACTGACGAGGTTGAGTTCGAGGAGTTTGCCCGCAAGGTCAGTTCCGCTGACCTGCATTTGCCTGTTCTGCTTTACGGCGAATGCGACCAGATCTCTCACCGTGCCTTTAAGTTTGCGTGCGGCGCTGGGAATGAAGCCGTCTTTCGGTATGGAGACTTTGATCTCCACGTCAAGGTCAGCCCCGATCGCGTCGGCCATGTCACGATAGAATTCGCCGGTCTTGCCACCCTCCTGCGCTGTTGAGTCCAGGTATCGTCTTGTCGTGAATCCGGCGGTGAATGATGATAATTCTTTGAGTTCCCTTTCGAAACGCTCGATGCTGTCCACCGTTACCACGGGTTGTACGTCCCATTCGAATTCTCCTCCGGGAGACCAATAATGGTCAAGCGCTTTTTTCAGCGGTTCGGAGCTTTTACCAGCGGAACCGCTGATCCTTCCGACGAGCGCATAGTCGGGAAAGAACGCGAATGCCGACGATTTGGCCAGATCGCCCCTTCCCCCTGCCAGATAATCGTCCATGTAATCTGTCACACGTTCGTTCTCGCGGTCGATGTATTGCATGAAGGTCGGGTCAAATTGTTCGGATACGCTAAGAACTGGATAATCTTTGTCGAGGATGGCATCATATCTGATACCATCAATGGCCTTCTCCTGCCATTTCATGGAATCAAGGTCGGCGAGTCGGCCCGTCCAGTCCACATCCTCCACGGGCCTGAACGACACAGCCTCACGAGACCTTAAGCGGAGCCAGTAGAAAGCGACTGTGCGCTGTATCGTCTTGGGCATCATGCCTCCCCAACCTCGTTGTTCGCTCGGCCATCTCGATACGGCCTGTTTAGATTCTACCGCCACAGACAAGGAACCGCCCCGGTCGCTCTATACGAGCGTCAGAGCGATTTTTGCCTTCGAGGGCGCATTGCCAGCTACGGCATCCGGCAGTTATCCTTCCTCCGCGTCCAGGACCTCCGCTTCGATCACGTCGTCGGAGGCAAGCGGGGGTATGGCCCGGTTCATCGCGTCGGCGAGCGCCTGGGTGTTCCAGTGGGTGTAGTGGGCGTTGGTCGTCATGTCGGCGTGTCCGATGAGGGCCATGCGTTCGTCGGGGGCGGCGCCGCTCATGGCGATTTGGGTGGCGGTCCAGTGGCGGGCGTCGTGGATGCGGGTGTAGGGCAGTCCGGCGGTTTCGAGGGCTTTTTTCCAGCGGCGTATTTCGACGGTGCGGCGGATGGGTCTGCCTTGGTTGTTGGTGAAGACGAGTTCGTGGTCGGCGATGCGGTGGTTGCGGATGCGTGTCCAGATGCGGTTCCAGAGGTTTTCGCTGATGGGGACGAATCGTGTGCCGGCGTTGGTTTTGAGGGTGGTGAGCCAGATGTTGCCGGAGAGGTGGCGGGCGTTGAGCCATGCGGGGATGGTGGCGTTGGGGCCGCCTTTGTATTCCTGGAGTTGCTGGCAGACCCTGATGCCGGGGTGGTTGTCTCGTCGTTCGAGTTGGAAGGGCATGATGGCGTAGCGTTCGCCTTCGCGCAGTCCGGAGGCGAACGCGAGTTCGAACATGATGCTCCACATTTCCGCGTCGTCGTCGGCGTCGCCGCGTATGCGGGCGTCGTCGGTGGAGGTTGCGCCGATCATGGCGCGTGGCTGTTCGCGGTCGAGCACCAGTGGCTCGTATTCGGCTTTGCGGGGCAGTTTGACCCTGCGGCAGGGGTTGGCGGCGATGATGCCGTCGTCGATGGCGTTCTCGAGCATGCTCGATAGCAGTCGCAGGTAGTCGCTGACGGTCTTGACCTTGCGGGTGGCCAGCAGGTCGGAGGTCATGCGGCGCAGGTGTTCGGCGGTCAGGTCCGCCAGGCGCACTCCCCCGATATGCCGGCACATGACGCGCATCCAGCTGCATTCGTTGTTCCAGCTGTTCGGCTTGACGCGGGTGACGCGGTCCGCCAT